CGCCTTAGAATCTACTTGAAATTTCATATTTTGCCCTCCTGCAATTCAGGAAGACCGTTCCAAATAATATTGGGTGGAGTTCCTTCTCTAACAGTCCATGTTTTCCCAACAAGATTACCATTAGTTCTACTACCAATTAATTCAGCAAAGTAGTGCATTTCGCCCTTAACTTTCTTTCTTGAGCAGCGAATTTCTTGTTCAAATCTTCCTCCCCAATTTCTCCAATTAGGAATCATACCAACGGGAGAATTATCTTCATACTTTTCAATTTCATGAGTAATATAAATTACATCACAATCTAATTGATAGACTGCCTCCATCAAAAAGTCAAACGATTTGTTTCGTGAACCATATTGCCAAGGCATCATTTTAGTGACCACTCTAGGATTAGGATTGACCTTTAACATACATGAGTCTAGCCATGAATCTACTCCATCAAATACAAAGACAGGTTTTTCGCCCTCTTGTATTTTATCACGGACATAATTGATAAACATAAGCGAGTTTTCTTCACTTTTGTTAATATCCGTCACGTTATCTTTATTCATTACAATGGGGCAATAAGGTTGTATTCTTTCAGTAGCATCATGACATTCAAACCATGTCGATTCTACTCCTTTATCCCAATCAAGAACGTAGATATTCCTATCAGGAAAATCCAATGCTATTCCAGTCTTTCCGGTTTTGGGTTCTCCCCAAATTCCTAAAACCATTCTAGATTTCCTACTTTCTCTTTTCTTCTTGTGCAATTCTGCAAATACAGAATTGAATTCTGCCTGTTTCTTTCCAAAGAAACTTTTCTTGTCTGCTTCAATTTGTTCTTTATTCAATTTACTAGTTAAAACCATTTTCTTCACCTATTTTTATTTCTATTTCTTGTCCTCTATATTTTGTCCAATTTTCTAATATTTTATTTAATTCATTCATCGTTTTGCAACGGAATCTAACTTCTTTATCGCCAATGTGCATCTTGAGCCAATAATTACCATCCTCGGTATTTTGCCTCCATGTGATAAAATCAACATTTGCTAAATCAGCAATATAACTTTCATCCTTTACAATATATCTATCTTCTAATATTCTATCCATATTTATTTCCTCCTAAGTCTAGGGAAACAGGTTCGTGGCAATGCGATAACCACTATTTCAGGACGGAGTGTTTTTCCTGTTATTACTTGACAAACCCTAGAGAGAAAGATTCAATCAGAACCAATCGTCTAAATCCTCATCTTCTTCAGCATTGTATTCGACAGGAGAACCATGCACTTCAATTGCATAAATTCCCGATACGTTAATTGTTGCCGGTTCAGGACCGTCATCGCCCATTCTTTGAGAAGTGCGACCTACTACAATTACACGGCTACCAATACCAAAATCAATATTGATATGTTCAGGAACCCAACATGTTGTCATGTTGCTTTCGTTTTCATAGTCGAATTCTGAAGTCAAATCAGTAATATTGATGATTCTATTTCCGTTAGTGAATGGTTGCATATTCATATTACAAACCGTTCCATCAGTAATAATAAATCTTTCACGACCAGTCAAAGATTGATTCTCAAGATGTCTTCTATCGAGGTCAACAAGAGCAACAACCTTTTGGTCAAAGTTTTCAGTAATACTTTCTACAAAGTCAAAGGATGACATATCCCTATAATTATCAGATTCAGGGTCAACATCAGCATTCATTGTCAATGAAATCTTTGTAGTCTGAGTAAAACCATACAAGGATGAACCGTCTTCACTAGGAATAACAGTCATATGTAGCCATTCAAAACAAGGTGGGGCAAATTCCAAACATCCTTCTTTCTTGTAAGAAAAGAAGTAGGATTTGTTTTCTCCACCTTCAATAGAACCATAGAAAATACCTAGTCTCTTAAATTCTTCTTTGGGAAGAGGCTTTCCAAAATTCTTATTCTTTGCACCACTCATAAAATTCTCTTGAGTATCAAGAGGAATAATAGTATCACCGTCATCGGTTTCTACTGCACCTGCTGGCAAATTACCAATTATTTTGTCCCTCTTTTCTTCTTTCAACATCATTGAAATTGCCCAACGACCATCTTCAGTCTCATTAGCAATCGCAACCATTCCGTTCATAAATGCCTCATCAGCATCTCTTTTGTAGGCTTCAATAGCCTTATTTCTGTTCCACGCCATTGTGTCTCTAGGTGCTTCTAAAGAAACAAAGAATCCAAAAGCGGTCTTTGCTAGATTATTACTACCGCTTGCTCCGTTAGCAGGTTTCTTGTTCTGTCTGATAATTTGACCAGCATATTGTCGCCAAAGTGCTAGGCCAGTTTGTTCAGTTTGTTCAACACCATTTTCAACGCAAATTTCTTCATACTTAAGAAGGGCTTCATCTTCACCCATCTTAAGAGAAGATGCGCTTCTCTTTACTTCATTCAAAATTTGTTCTTCACTCATTTTCATTCCTTTCCTTTTTGTTTTTTTTTCATATTAATTGTCCTACCATCCAAGAAACTAGCACTCTCGGAGTTAGATTTGTGGACCGCCATTCGCTTTCTCCTATCACTCTCAAAAATTTATATTTTGTATTGTTATCCATTTTGCTATCAATGACAACATCGTGCATTCCTATACAGATTTCTTTAACGGAACGTCCGTCATAAAGTAAATCGTGTAGGGAAGATGTTGCATTAGTATTTTTATTTATTATTTCATCAATTATATTTTCATATTCTTTGAGGCCGAGTTGCACTTGAAGTTTCAATGGATTATCACTTGAAGCCGCCGCCTGTAATTCGGTTATTGCCCTCCTTAAATCACCATTGAACGACCCTATAAAGGCATACAACGATTTATCATCATATTTATTTTCAAGTCCTTCGGAAGTCAACAGACTTTTTACAGCGTCTAAAATTACCTCATTAGATAAAGTTTTGAAATGGTAATTTGCACATCGACTTTGTAGTGCAAAAATAATTTTAGATTTGTCATTACAAGTAATAATAAATCTGACATTATTTGCATATCTTTCCATGATTCTTTTCAAAGCATTTTGAGCATCACTTGTCATTCCATCCATTTCATCTAGCATAATTATTTTGAAAGGCACATCACCAATACTGCCACTTTGGGCAATACTTTTGATTGATGTCCTTACTGTTTCTAATTTTCTATCATCAGAAGCATTAATTTCAAAGAAATTATCTTTGGCATCCTTTCCTAAAATAGAATTAGATAATGCTATTCCTGCCGCAGTTTTTCCGGTTCCTGAATTACCATACAATAGTATGTTTGGCATAATTCTAGATTCGGCCCATGTTTCTGCATCAAGAATAAAATGTTCTTGTCCGATTATTTTGCTTAATTCTGCTGGTCTATATTTTTCTGTCCATAACATATTTTCACATCCACCTATCCAAAGAATTATCATTTTCTTTAAGATTTTCTAAATCACCATACATTCTACTAGCAATGTAATGCTTGCGTGAATTATTATGTTCTAAATGATGAAAAACAATATCACGCTCAAGCATATTATAGCAAAAATAAGAATTATTAAACGATGCAGTATTTCCATCAAATGATACCTTTTTATCTACAATTAACAATTGAAGTTCCTTTCCTTGTTTTTGTTTATCTATGAAGAAAGCACCAACTTCTTGATAATTTAAAATCGGTAGGCCCATAACCATAGCAAAGGGCTTTTGTAATTCATAAAGCCTTTCGAACACTTCTAATTTTTTAGTGAAGGGGGGATTAGAAATAATATAATCATATTCTTCATCAGGCTCATACTCAAAAAAGTCTTGTCCTGCCCATAAATGACTGTAAATTACATTGAATCCCGCTTCTTGTAGACATAAAACAAATTCACTATTTTTAGTGTCAAAAGGACACCAAACAGTAATTTGTTCGGGAGAAATATCAAAGGTATTGGGATTACATTTCAAATGAGGGATAATTGCCTCCACCAAAATCTTTGGTGTATAGTATTCATCTTTTTTATTCCATGCTGTTTTTCTTAACCAAGTATGTTCTTCAACCATATTTTCACATCCATTTATCCAATGAAGTCTTTACTAACTTCTTCTTAGGCTTTCTTTTCTTCTTTTCACCAATGCCTAAAAGCCTACATTCAGCATTGTTTAGTTTCTTTTTAGCATGATTACAGAATTCTTCATCTTGTAATAATTCCTTAAGGAGTCTTTCTTCTCCACTTTTCAATCCCAGTCTTCTACAAATACTAGGTATTTTTGAGTATGATTTTCTTATTGGCATCTTTGGAGAACCAAATTGTTTTCCTCCAAAGTTATAGCCAAGCATTTCATAGAAGTAGTCTTTTGACCATCTTCTTTTTACAACACCATCAACAAAAAGTAGTCTGTTAGGGTGCATATTTTCAACCAACCACGACATAATTTGTGTATCTGCTGGTTGGTTTATCTTCAACATTTTTACAATTAAATCCCTATCACTATTTTTTAGATATTCTCTAACTAGGGAAAACATATCCTGTTGTAAGGAAAATGGTTCTTCACTTCTCGGTGCAATTTCTTTAATTGTATTTTGGATATATTGAACACTACCTGCTCTTTTGAATTTAGACATGTTCTTTATATTAGAAGGAACACTTTTTTGATTCAAAGAAGTCATCACAACATTACCACGATAATTTCTCAATACATGGAGAATTTCGTCTTTCTTAGGTTTGTAATGGATGTCTTCAATTACTATTCCTCTATTTCTATCAATGGAGTTAATATCCCCAAGGTCCATTTCATTAGCATAAACAATAACGGGTTCCTCGAACATTTCTAGAGCCTTTTTGCTCTTTCCTGTTCCGTTTTTTCCTGTAATTATTATTGCTCTTTCTTTATTCATATTTTTAATCATATTAATCCCTTTATTTTTAATAGGGCATCGAATCCATCTAGAGTCAAATGCCCTTTACTATTCATAATTTTTATTGCTTTTGAGAAATCTTTCCATTCATTATTAGAATCAGGAAGATGTTTTGGAATCATGTTTTTCACCTTATTCATATTGACTACACCTGAAATTTTCAAAATTGGTTTTTGCCTACTTTTACTTTCTATTTTTTTATAGTGGGAAGTAATGTTGTGTTGTAATAATGACCTTTGAACCCCCAAAAGAAAATCTTCTTCACCTCTAATATTTATTTTTAATTTAGTGGAATATCCAAGTCTTGATTTGCTATCATTGTTTATTTGAATTTCAAACTTTGCCTTTGAGAGCAAAATTCCTATCAACATATCTTTACTAAACAAGACTTTCACTCTCCATTGTCCCGATGAATTCGCTTTTCAACCTCATATATCTAAAACAGTCTAAGGTCAATACTTCCACCAGCCTCAATACCATATTAACAATAGACTCTTTGATTGGTAAAATAACATGAACATTAGTCCCTTGATAGGTTCCCATCATTCTAGCCTCATCTTCATCAATATCTTTAGAATAAATTAGCATTTCGCTATCTAAGTCAGCCATTTCAAGATGTTGTTTTATTCCCATACCCAAGACCCCTAAAATTGCTTCATCGACTAAA